GCATTGCCCGATAGCATAATCGTATTAGGCGGTCCGGAACTCACAGCGCATACCATCCCGGGATTTTTTGCCAAACATCCTTATGTGGATTATGTGGTATACGGTGATGGTGAACAACCTTTTCAACAGATCATCGATCACAAACTAGGACTTTGCGATCCTTCAGAGTTTGTTAATATTGTAGAAAATATCAATAAAACAGAAAAAATACATCCATACGAAATGTTGAAAGATCCCCTGTACTACAGCATCAGTGCATATGTGTCTCAGAAAGACTTTATTGAAGACAGCATCACGCACAGCAAAAGTAAACTGGGTGCCAACGCTAAATTCAGCATTGGATATGAGTTTGCTCGTGGATGTATGTATAAATGTTCTTTTTGTGATTGGTCACAAAACCTCACCAAGAAGGTGGTCAGGCACAAGCACGGCTGGAAGGAAGATATCGACTATTTTCATGAGTTAGATGTGGTCATCAGTGAAACCGATGCTAACTTTGGCCAATGGGAAGATGACATAAAAGCGTTTGACTATGCATTGTCTCTTTATGATCCCAATCGATATTTTAAATTCAAAGTCAGCAATACCAGTAAATTAAAAAAAGATGTTACAGAATACATCATACGCAAAAGTGCAGAAGTGTATGGGCACAGTCATACAACTGTGAGCCTTCAGGACATAGACGAATCTATACTAAAGGCTATAGATCGACCCAGTGTCAGTTGGGAGTCACATAAATCTCTAATTCAAAATCTACGTCGTACCATGCCCGGTCAAGTGATCACCACATCTTTTATTGTGGGGCTGCCTGGCCAAAGTGTGGAATCGTTCAAAGACACCATGGCCAAGGCCCTGGACGCAGGCAGTGATATTTTAAAGGCCGATCATTGGGTCATGCTGCCCAATAGCCCGGCTGCAGATCCATTCTATCAAAAACTGCACAAACTAAAGGTAACTGATGTATGGACGTTGAATGACATAGATGTTGATCTAGGGGTGGATAACTTAGAAGATGTATATGCAGATATCGTGGGACCAAAAAAAATGATTCACCTCATGTCCAGTGGTCGGTATGTCACTGCCAATCGAGACATGCAATACCGAGAATTTATTTTGATTTCTGCTGCTCTCAGAGAGTTAAGTCAGATGCCTCGACGACTTCTAAGAAATCGCAGCGAACAACAGATAAAAAATGTATTAAAAATTATATTCGACAAAGCTGAAAGAGAAATAAATCATCAGATGGAATTTCAGCAACCATTGATTGACAAATATGGATTTATTGTCCATGGGCAATGGCTTAACAAACACTTGTACAGCTGGTATGATTTTGATAGTTCAAAACCCAAGAGATTTAGATTTGAATAAAATTGTCATAAAAAAACCCTGCAATGCAGGGTTTTTAAATGGTGTCGCGAATTAGAAGTTGAATTCTACGCCCACACCGTATTGGTTCACATCAGTTGCAGCGTCCAGGTAACTCCAGCGACCATGGAAACTCAATGTTTTGTTCATGGCATATGTCACACCAAGGCCACGACCAGTTACACTGGTATTGGTCTGACCGTATGTGCCTTGAACAGAGAGTTTTTCGCTGATAGTTTGGCTGACGCCCACGCTGGTGCCGTTTGTGCTTACATTGGATACCTTGTCATCGCTGTACATGGCAAACAGGGTAGTACCAGTAGAAGCCAATCGGTATTTTGCGCCAACGATGGTGCTGGCACTGGTGCTGCTGTCATCATAGCGAGCCACGGTGGCCGACACAGGTCCCAAGGTGTAGCTGATGCTGCCAGTTTGCACATTGGAAGTTCCAGCAGTTTCGCTGTTGGCCATCACATAGTCGGCCTTGAAGCCGGCAAAGGTTGCGGTGTTCACAAACACGCCGTTTTGCAAGCGGCTGCCTTGTGCAGAGTGGATGGTGGCAGCAATGGTGCCATACGCATTGTCCAACGCATCATAGTTATCCAACACACGCACCACACTGTGCTTGTCACGGCCCAGGCCCACGGAACCCAAGCTGTTGCTCAGGCTAAAGATAGCAGCACGATCGCCCAGTGTGGTAGCACTTGGTGCATCCATGGCCACGCCGGTTTCGATAACGGCAGCAGCAGTGATACCATCACCGACATCAGCAGAGGCTTTGACACCCAATCGGCTTGAGTCATTGGTCAAGCGTGTGAGAGCACTAGCGGTTCCAGATGTGTATGATTCTTGATATTCACGCACTTTGCCGTACACAGTGACTTGGGGAGAGGTTTGTGCTGAGACAACACCAGTGGCCAATGCCAGGGCCAAGATTAAAGCATATTTCTTCATGAAGTTTTCCTTTTTAAAAATTGTAGATGTGCTCGAGACACAATCTTACTTAGCGAGTATACTGATATCCGCGCTATTTTACGACCAATTTGGCTGCTTCTGTGTCAGAATAGGTTGAAGGAATCAAGTTTGCCTGTGGCGGAACTGTGGCCGGGGCAGCCGGAATGTTGGTATCCACACCCACATTTACCGCACTCAATGCAGCCGCATTCCTTCCTTCTCTCAGGCAGGCCACTATGGCCTGACCACCTTGTGTGTTGAGATCGGCCACAGTTTCAAGGAATTGGCTGGGACCGTTTTTCTCGGTGTTGACTCCATAGTTGGGCAGACTTTGTACAAAACTCATGACTGGACCGCGACCGGAGGTCAACAGGTTGGGGATATCTATACTGGCCAGAGATAGATTTGTATTCTCAGACACAATATTTGCAGCCATATTGGTGAAGTTGGTATTGAGCGTGGCACTTTGTGAGGGATAAGAACTTTGGATTCCGGATACTTCCGTGGCAGCATTGCTGATCAAAGCACTCAATGCCGAATCCACGTTGCCATATGTTCCTGCACCTGGGCCGGCAGGAATCACAACATTGCCAGTTGCCGAATCATAGTAATCTCCATTTACAGTATTCTTCATTCTCACATAGGTCACTGTTAGTGTGCCCAGTATGCCTGCTGTGGTCATTGAATTGATTGTGGTGGTAACATTGGTGAGATCACTGGTGAATGGTACTCCCACAGCCGCACCTAAAAGATCAGTCAGTACCAAGGTGCCGTTGGGACCCGAGCCTGTGGCATAGGTATTGGCATAGAATCCAGCCACCGATGACGGCACTGCTTGTTGCAGTGCAGATATTGCAGGCAAGTCTCTAGTGGTCTGCATGTTACTGAATGCCTTGGACAGCTGAGGCAATGTAAGGGTAGTGATATTTTTAATCTGTTGCAAACTGACCTGAACGGCTTTGTTGGCCAAGGCTTGGTCAGCAGGTGTGATCCTACTGAGTCGTTCATATGTGATGGTGCCCGGTGCTGCCAAGGTCAACACATACTGCGGCAAGTAGGTCAGCAATTTTGAATTCACTACACCTTGGCTGTTGTCATAGATGGCTCGCAGCACACTTGTGGCATCTTGATTGTAAGTTCTCACTGTGAGACCGGGGAAACTGTTGGGGAAGATCTTGACCGGATTCAGCAGATCGGCCATGCTTGAGATGTTTGCGGTGGTCACACCAAATATGGCCAACACTTGTTCTAGAGCAGTACCTGTGATACTCTGCATGCCAACATATGCCAATCTCTGCACATTGGTATCAACATTCACACTGGGGTTGGTAAGATTATCAATACTGGCTTGGTCTAATCCGGCTTGTGTCAACGCAGTTGAGATCTCTGGAGTGATGTTGGTCAGCGTGACCAACTGGCGAAACACGGCTGCAGGTGATCCAAAGTTTCCTAGATTGGCCAAATCAATCAACTGGCCCAGGGCCGCAAGATCCGTGCCGAATGTGTTCATGGCCAGGGTGGCATCGCTGAGATTGCCGGTGATCAGACTGTTCATGGTGGTGAAAGTAGATCCCAGATAGGTTTGGCTGTTTACACTGGTATTGATGTAGTCATTGGTGGTGATCACATATCCTTGAGCAGCGGAAAATACCTGTGCAAACACAGTGACGTTGCCGTTGCCAAGATAACTGTTGCCTTGAGAAGTCACTATGCCGGTGAATCCTGACAGTGCATTGGTTCCCAAATTGCCGTAGGCCGCAGGTGTGTTGTCAGCCAGGGCTGGCACAGTACCCGAACAAAAGGTGACCATGTTGGTCAATGTGGCATTGCTGATGTTGGCCGCGGCGTTGGAATACGCAGCATTCACAGCTGAAAAATAACTGGAAATCAGTGTGGTACCGGTGTAGCTGCCAACAGCAGCAGTCCAGGTGTTGGCTATGGCCACACCACCATTGTTGCTGAGTGTGGCGCCGGCAATCATCTGTAACGGGGTTAGCACACTTGTGACCATGTGTTATCCTGCAAAAACGTCCGGGCTGCCCTGTGACACGGCTGTGCATCCTGCGAGTGGATCGCCCACTCTGGCCAAGGGTTTTCCATTTACGAAAACTGTGGAACTGCCTCTAGCGATCACGGCAGAGTGAGGACTACAAGGTGGTTTTCCTGGACCGGGTCTCAGATGTGGAGTGCTGCTATCGCCTTGCCTGGCAGCGGAGATGCCATTGATAAAAACATCCCCGCTGCCGGCCGCGATGGTATATCCACTGCAATGTGGAATTCCTTGATCACCTTTTCTAGCTGCTGCGGGCATGCATTATTTATGGGAGAAAAATATCACACCAACTGAATGCTGGTGGTGCTCTGCATGTATTGGTCAGCAAAGGCTTTGTCGCTGGCCACTGCCACAGTCACCGTGCTTTTGCTCAAGGAAATATCCTTGTCCGGTGACACAGTGAACAGGTAGGGCATGAGCCCAGGACCCTTGGCACCCATGGCGATGACCATGGGTTTTGAAAGTTTGTAGTGAGTGGCAGTCTCTTCATTGAGTCTGGCCACCAGTTCCTCACCTGATGTGAGTTTGAATGTGACCACTTCGTTTGGGCTGACGCCTTTGTCTATTAGCATTTAATCTCCGTATCCGCCGGCGGTTTGTTCGATGTATTGTCTCAGTTCTGTGAATCCGCCAACGTGATTGTTGTTCACAAAAATCTGTGGAACTGTTCTTGCTGTGGGCACAGCTTCCAACAGGTCCTCTCGGGTGTATCCGTGCCCGATTTTCTTTTCCTCATATGCAATATTGCGTTGCTCTAATAGAGCCTTGGCTTGATCACAGAAGGCACAGTTGTCTTTTGACCAGACTATAGCTTTCATTTTGTTCTCCTTATAGATTGGGTAGTTGGTCGTAATCAAGTTCTTCACTCATCGCACCAATAACATAGTTAGTTGATTCATTCTCTTGCAGTGCAGTTTGTTTCTTGGATGTATCTGAATGCTTGTTGAACCAAGGAATAGGAGTGTTTCTGGGCGCCGCGGTTTGATATTTGATACCGATATCTTTGAGCGCACCTACGGCTGTGTAGTCCACAAAGTCCTTGAGGATGGCAGCATTGAGACCAATCACTGGACCCTTGTTGAACAAGTAGTCGGCCCAGGTTTTTTCTTCGCGAATCACATCCAGATACAGTTGATACACTTCGGCTTCACATTCCACTTTGGCTTCGGCAAAGCGTGGATCTTCTTTGATCACTTGATTGATCATGAATGCAGTCCACTCTTTGTGCAGCAGTTCATCCTGTAGAATCAAACTGATGATGTTGCCGTTGCCGATAAAGATCTTGTTCTCCACCATGGCCAGGCTGGTAGCAAAGCTGACCATGAACCTGAATGCTTCTAATGCATAGCTGGCGTTGAGTGCCATCCAGATTGCTCGAATGTGACTTTTTTCACTAACTGATCCTGGATTGACTTCTTTGAAACAGTTGAGTTCGTGCAGTCGGTCATAGTAATCGCCCACGCTGCTTGCCATATCGATAATTTCTTGTGTGTCGTGTATGGTATTGAACACTTCCTTGGGCACATTGTAGATGTTGCGGATGATGTGGCTGTAGCTGCGACTGTGGATGTTGGTCTCAAAGAAACTCCAGTTATACATGAGTGCTTCCAGTTCAGGCAGGCTCACACACGGTGTGAATACCTGTGCCGGCCCTCGACCTTGCAAACTGTCTAGGGCTGTTTGGCGCAGTAGGTTACTAGTGAAGATGTGTTTCACTGCTTCGGATGCATCTTTGAAATCGTTGGCATCCTTGCTGAGACTGATCTCTTCGGGCACCCAAAAGAAACCACGTGCGGTCTGCTCGATCTTTTGTATCTTGTTGTATTTGACTTCTTCAAATCGCTGGATGGTGACCGGGCCTTGGGGATCCAGGAACATCTTGCGGCTGAGGTAATCAGTCTTTGTGGTTAGGTTGTATTGTTGTTTTGACATATTATTCCCTTAAAGTTTGCATGCTTCGCAGTCTTCTGCATCATCAAAATCTATAGGCATGAGTGGTGCATCTTCGGCGACTTCTTTGCTACCTTGTTTGTTGATTAGACTGTAATAAAAAGTTTTCAATCCCCACACATGTGCCTGCATGAGGTTCTTGGCAATCAGCGTAGTAGGCACTTTGCGATCTGCAAAATGTGCAGGATTGTAAAAAGTGTTGGTGCTGATTGATTGATCCACATAGGCTGCAATCACTGCTGCTGTCTTGAGATAGCCTTCACAGTCTTTTTGCTCCCACATCATCTGGTACTTGTTTTTCAACTTGTGATACTCGGGCACCACTTGAACAAAGCTACCGGCCTTGCTCTCCTTCACTGAGATCAAGCTCATGGGCATTTCGATACCATTGGTCGAGTTGATCACCACACTACTGGATTCCACAGGAGCCACTGCCATCTGTGTGGCATTACGCACGCCGTGAGTTTTCATGTTGGCTCGTAAGGTTTCCCAATCCAGTTCAGGGGCAAAGTCAGCAAGATCATTCACTCCCTGGGCTCTGAGTTCCCACGGAAAGATGCCTTTGCCGTAGCGTGTGTGTTTGCTGCCCAGGCAAGCGCCGCGTTCCTGTGCCAGTTCCACTGAAGCTTCTGTGAGATAGAACGCCATGTGTTCCATCCATGATTTGACTTCGGCTAGTGCATCCTTCTCCCCGTAACGCAGGCCTCTCTTGGCGTGCCAGTAGGCCAGGTTTGTGATGCCGATTCCCAGTGGTCGGATTTCATCGTTGGACAGTTGTGATTGGATGGATAAGAAGTCTTGGTAATCAAGAATGTTATTGAGACTGCGGTGCAGAATGCGGGCAGCACGACGAATATCTTCTGGATTACGG